CAACCTTATTCGCGGGCAGTCCCGATATGCTACCCACCCACGCGCGAGCAACAAGGTCGTTATTTGGTAGCAGGGTCACGACACACCCCGAGCCACGCGAAGCCGGTACAGTGCCGGACGCATGAAGGGCTGATAGGGATAGTTGGGGTTCGGCTTCGGCCGTACACCCTCAACCACGCCCGCGTATTCGTCGGTGCCATCCTCGGACCGGCCTGCTCCCACGCGCCCGACGTGGTTCACGATGCCGAGAACGGCAATCGAAAGCTTGAGCCTTCCCGTATCCACGGGCACGCCACGACGCATATCGTCCGCTACGGCTTCGAGGATTTCCTCAAGCGGAGTGTCCATCTCCGCGAGTAGGACATGATCGAGATCGGGTGCGAGCACAACGCGCACGCTGCCAGCCATCCCGACCGTCCTTTACGTTGGGTCGTCACTTTGCCCCTAATGGGCTGCCCCTCTACGGGGTCACTCGACGCAATTCTAGCCTAACATCCGGCCGAATGGCAGCGTGCTGGGGGCTCGTAACCGAGTCCACTATGTACACAGTAGAATCGCCTTCGTCCCTCACCCTGTCACCCGGACGGATATCCGTGCCGTTGTACATGCGACCGATGCAATACCGAACCACGCGCGGCCTGTCGCTACTCGGGTCTTCGGTGTACCTCGTCTGTTCCACGATGCTCGCAACTACACCAGTCGCGGCTACCGTTTCGTTGTCCTGCTCATCTCCGTAAGCATTCGTGGAAGTGCCCCGGAGAATGGCGACGGTGGTGGTCGCGTTCATAGGGGAATCCATCCCCATACCTGACCGGACTCGGCTTCCATCTCGATCAGGTCGAGCGACCGAGTAAACGTCGTGTCACCGCGCGCGTCACGCGGCGCGGTCTCGGGTGCCCGGTCGATGTGGATCGAGCGGGAGCGCTGCCACGAGAGACGACGGAGACATACCCGCGCGAGTGGTGCGAGGTACAGCCCGGTCTCTTTGTAGACGGCCGAAGTGCCATCGGCCGTCATCTGCGTAATGTCCGCTGCGAGAAACACGTCAGGGTGCGCGGGAATCCACGCTGCCTGATAAGCTACGGCTTGCTTGAGTAGTCGCTGATCCCGCGAGAACGGAACGAGTGCAGCGAGCCCGGTACCCGAGAAGATCAGAGCATCGGAGAGATCACGACCACACTTGACCGAAATGATGCCCTGAGCTTGTGTCACGTGCGTGTCAGTTACGGTACGACCCGTCAGCGCGAGGACTTCCGCAGTGGTAACGAGGTTCGCCATTTCATGCCTCCTGACACGTACGTGACAACGGGCCGGAACCCCGCCAGGGTAGGAAGGCCCCAGCCCGTTGCCAGCTTCGGGTTAGACGCGCGGGTCCTTCGGCTGCTCACCCGGCACGACCTGTAGCCGGTTGAGCGGGGCATCCTCAGGGAGCCGGCCGGCAGGCAGCGCGGTCACCGAATACGTCAGGTACTTCGACTCACCATCGGGCGCGTCTTCCTCACCATCGAACGACACTTCGCTCGTCTCGTTCGGAACACGCATCCCGAGATTGATCATCTGACGAACCACGTCAAGACGGTTCGCATGATGGGTCTCGTCCGTCACGTCCACGGACCGAAGTACCGTGTAGACCTTGACGAACTTGTCACTCGACTTCTCGTCAGCGTCAGCCGAACGGGCTGCAACTTCCTCAGCCGGAGTGAGGGGCTTGTCATCCACGCGCGTTGAGGCGGGCGCGTGAGTGTCTTCCGGCACGGAACGATGTTCCGGGCCGGAAGCGCTCCCCTTCGTCGCAACCATTACGCGACGAGTTCCAGAACCGCGAAGGCTGCCGGGTTGCCCGGGACGAACGCGCGGCGAGCGCGCATCTTGAGGATCGTCTCATCTGTCAGCGCGCCGAGACCGGTGTCACCGGGGATGATCATCGACTCCGGGCCGGACCGCTTGCCGTACCGCAGGTACGCGGTATTGCCCACGATCATCAGCGGGTTGCCGGCAGGCGCGCTCGTGGCGGTCGCGGAAGTCTTCGCGCCGAGAGTCCACTGCACATTGTAGCCGAAGAGGGTATCGGCGCTGCCGCCCTGTCCCTCCGTCCACACGGGTCGGTTCTGGTCGTCGCGGACGTTGCGGAACAACGCCTTGAACGCCGGGTGTGCGATCGTCCAGACGGCCGAATCGTCCCAGAACTTGCCGCCCTCAAGCAGACCGAGCAGATTCGACGTGGATGTGTACAGGCCGGACTTCTGACCCTGGGCCGTGCCGGACAGCGTGGCATTGCTCAGGCTCAGGTAGTTCGCGTCCGCGAGGTAACCGGCGCCCGTGTCGGCGTGCCGTACCGCGTAGTACACGCTCGTGAACGGCACCGTGGTGTCCTTCACGCCCGGACCGGCGGTTACCGCAAGGCAGGCATTGTCAAGCTCGATCGCGTAGGCGCGAGCCCACGACATTTGCTTGACGCCGATGATGTTCTCCGGCGCGTCGGCAAGATCCTCGTCCGCAATGCGGATCGCGCTGCCGAACTTCGTGACGTACAGAAGAACCTCGTCCACAGCCGCAACGTCCTCAGGGTACGCGGTACCCTTCGGAATCACGCTGACCGTAACGTCAGCGGCGCGCGGGACGTGCCGAGTGTCGCTTGTCATCTGGATTGCGCCCGGACCGGCAATCGCTTCCATTGCCGAACGAGTCGCGATCGAAACGAGAACGTCGCTCCCGTATTCCTCGGGAATCCACGCTTCGAAAGTAGCCCTAGCCATTGTCCCCCCTTTCAGGGATCGTTGATTGAGTCAACGCCCTTTCGAGGGGCAACCGCTCACGCGGTCACTTGACACTCACGTGTCATTCTGGGGAGGCTCCCCGGGGAGCCGCAAGCAACCCGGGGAGCTTCGCACTCGTTCCCCAACGAGACGGGCGGACAGGAGTCAGGATTTCCCGAACGCCAACGGGTACAGACTATCAGTCCTTACCCCCATTTGCCCACCGCGCCGCGAGCTTGCCCGCACTACTCGGCTTCGCGCCCGTGGTCGTGGTGGAACTCGCACCGGAACGTCCAGCGGTCCCACCGTCCACACTGGCACCGGTACGGCGCGCTGCCTTGAACATGCCCGGGTACATGGCCCTGAGACTGTCCAGCTCAGCGTCAAGGCCGGAGACCGACCCCGTATCGGTGAGCGCGCATGAGTCGAGATCCATCATGCGCACCGCGCGGGAAATGGCAGCGTTCGAGTCCTGCCCATCCGGGATGACGAGACCGGCGGCAGCAAGAGCGGTACGAGCGCGCTCCCCGATGATCCGCTTATCGGTCTCTGCCTGCCACTTGCGGCGCTCTCCCTCAAGGTCGATGGCAGGCTGCCCACCCGGCGCAGCGGAAGTCGCGCCACTTCCATTGCCGGAAGCCTTCTCGCGCTCAGCCTTGAGCTTGAGCCGGTGTTGCTTGGCTTCCTCGCGCGTCCGGCCTAGGTCTCCCTTGAGCTTCTCGAACTCTTCGCGAGTCGGGGGAGTCCAGTCGTCCTCGGTCCCGGTGTCATCGGTACCGGTGTCGTCGTCCGGGTCGTCTACCATTTCGTTCCTCTCCCTGGCTGTCTATTACGTGTCAATCCTACCGTACGCGACGTGCGCGTACCGCCTCGAAGCTCTTTGCCTTCACGGCCTTACGGCCACGTGCGATCACCGAATCGGGAAGGCTTGCCCCCATGGTGATCAGTCTATCTGCCGCCCGGAGTCGAGCGGTCTCGGACTCTCCGGGGAGCGCGGTCCCGAGCACGACAGACCGACGCGCTTCGCGCTTGAGCACTTCCGGTAGCTGAACGTCGGTGCCGCTTCCCTCTTCCGTACCCAGCCACGGTTGCACATGGCACCGACAGTTGGGGTGCAGTGGCGGGTACGGGATCGGACCATTCAGCGTGAGCGGCTTGTCTGCGAACGTGAGCCCGGGAGGGAACGGCGTTCCCGGGTCTGTGAGCTCTCCCGCGTACGCGAGACAGTGAAGACAGGCGTTCCTCTCCGCTACCCACAGCAGGCGCCCGCCAAGCTGCCTTGCGACCGCCTCACGGGCACGGTTCGCGCTGCGGTTGACGCACCATCGTGCCGTGCGTTCCGATCGCGTAGCGGCACGTAGAGCCGTCTGTAGCGCCCGGTCGATCGCGACCATTGACGTAGCGGCTTGCGCATCACGCGCGCCCGTGACGAGATCCAGCGCTGCATCGTCGCGCGCTCCGTCTATAGCATCGGTCAGCGCATCGTCGCGGCGTGGCTTCGGTGCCCTCTTCTCGGGCCGTCCGGCTTCCGCGTACGCTTCCCGTGCCCCAAGGTCGAACGCTTTTGACACGTACGTGACAAGGGTGCGGTTCAGCCCACCCACGGGTACCAGCCGGATCGCTGCCGCAAGGTCTAGGCGGGCGCGCTTCATGCGGTAGCGCGTGGGTGGGTTGCCTCCCGCGCGGAGTTTCTCGGCTACCGCAAACGCCCGCGTAAGGGCAGCCCGGATAGGGTCTCCGGCTGCCGCTGCGGCTTCATGTTCGAGCGCGAGCAGTGCGTCACTTGGCGCTGTCATCGTTCAGGTTCCCTAGCACCTTGTCGATCGTGGACTGCACTACCGCGCCGTCAATCACGCCAGCCGTAACACCGGCCGACATGTCACGAATAGCGGTCGCGATCTCAGCGAGCAGCGCGACGCGCTGAACCATGTTCGAATCGCCCGAACCGCTCAACCACTCGTCAACCTGTTCAACATCATAGCCCGCTTCGAGCAACGCTTGCCGTGCCGGTACGCCCGCCTTGAGCTTGAGAAGGATGACGTTCCAGCCGTCCACGTCGTCAATGGACTGAGCCGACTTCCAGCGTACGTCAACGTGAACGTCATCCGGTGCCCCGAGAATGCGCAACCCAAACTCAAGCGCTCCCCCGATCTGCCCACCGAAGACTTGCATAAGCCTGGCCGCGCGGTTATTCAGCGGCATGTCGGCAGCACGTAGGGATTCGCCCGATGGCACGTCGCCCATCGGGTCGAAGTAGTGCATCGGCGTACGGGTAAGCTGAGCCATTGCGCGAATCAGGAATTCGAGCGGCTTCAGATATCCGTCAGCGTCGGCAGGGTCAAACTGGCCAACCGACTTGGCGCCTGTCAACCACCACAGTTCGCCAGCGCCCGCCTTGAGACCTGAGCCCGGGTTGCCGCTTGCCTGAGTGCTCGTGTTGTCATCGGCAAGGAAGTCGTCCCCACCGTCATCGTCCGAGTCCGTCTGCGGTTCCGCGAGTGCCCACCGCTGAGGGGTGGTCGTATAGTCAATGTTCGAGATCATGCCGACGGCTATCTTATTAATACCGTCTTGCGGCTCGTACGCGCGCACGTGTTGCGGGGTGCCGTACGGCTTCCCATTCCGGAGATGGAACACGGGGAACCCGTACTCGTTCGGGATCACTGCATCGTTCGCACCCGGCTCAGACTCGTACGGTTTCCACGAGCCTTCGTCACCCGGGTTGCCCATTTCGAGCGGCTGACTGTACCGCTCGGTCCGATCCGAATAGAACAGATTCAGCCTACGTACGCGACGGCGAGAGTCAGCCCACATCTTGACCGCGTACAGGGGAACTCGCTCGTCTTCCGGATCGTAAATGATCCGCATTACACACGGGCTGTTGTAATCCAATCGAACCGTGTTCTCTTCGAGCCCTTCCCAAACGACGATGTACGCATCCCCGTACTCGCACGCGGCGAGCAGCCATCCGGGAATTTCGTTCAACAAGTCGTTGTCTTCCCAGATCTCTTGCAACATGCCGTCAAGCCGGTTTGACGCTGACGTGTCATCCTCCGCAGAGGGCACGGTCACCGCTGCGACTTCGAGCCGGTCCGCCACCACGTCCACGGGGACCGCTGCGAAGTTCAGCCGGTATCGGTCCCCCTGCCGGGCGAGAGCGCGCCGGATCAGCGGAGAGTCGTACAGTTCGGAGACTTTCCCGGTGTAGTACCGTTCCGCACGCTCATACTCCGGGCGCGCGGCAAGTAGCTCCGAGACTCCATCAGCGATATCACCCACGGCCGAAGCCTATCATGTGTACCTACTAACAGTCACGCTGCGCTGAGCAGGCTTTCGACCGTCAAGGAATCGACAGACAGCAGAGCCCACGCTGTCCACCATGTCGTCGTGCGGAGCTTTCGGGAACCCGATCATCTGCTCTTCGAGGGAAGACAGCCGGCCTAGGTGGAACACGCGATCCCGCTGGTAGTATCCCAGCGTGCGCGCTGCCCGGACTTCCTTCGGTTCCGTCTGATGAACCGTGACTACCTTCACGGGCATATCGTGAAACACCCCGTACCAGAGATCCCCACCTTGGTTGATCTCCACGAGTATGTGTGTGATATACGGGAAGCGCTCTATTATGCGGAGGGCATGAGAGCGCAGCGCGTCACCCGTGATGCGAACCGCTTCCGCGTAGCTGACCGTACAAGTGCTCTTCGGACTGGTCTCCGGTCGGCCGTCCAGCGCTTCACGCAACATCGCTGGCGTGAAGCTCACGACAGAGAGCCCGGTCGGGTCACTGCGCTTCCCGGTTGACACGCTAGGGTCAACGCTCAGCACGTGCCGAGTCGCACCGTTCAGCGTGTCTGTGTACCCGAAGTCGGTACTGATCCAGTAATCGCCATCGCGACCCATCGGATCATTCGCATAGTTCTTCGCGTACTGCCGCGTGTGTCGAATGGACTCTAGGAACGACAGTGGCCACTTATCAGGCCATAGCGACACTTCGCTACCGTCGTTCCGCGTGACGATGGCAGGGAAGTAATGCACGCGGAATTTCGACTCACCCACCCAAGCATTGTCGTCTGTACGCGATTCCCCACCGCGAGCCCACCGCACCGTATCGTGAACGATGCTCCCTGGCATTGTCACCGTGCCGACACCCAATACGGTCGCGTAGATGTTCAGCGGCAGTACCGCGTCGAGCAGCGTACGAAGCCGCTTGTCTTTCTGGTACGCCGAGTAGTTCGACTCGTCCGGCTCGATATCGTCCAGCAGGATCAGATCAGGCCGTAGCTCGTTCACCTTGAGCCCGAGTGTCGATGCGTCGATACCGCGAGCTACGAACGTGAAGCCAGACGCGCTCTGATAGAACCCGCGTCGGTCCGCTACCGTCGTGCCGGTCGGGCGACGCTTCGCGCGACAGAGTAGCGGGAAGTCAGCCCGGAGTAGTTTGTTCGTGTCAAGCTCATTCTTGAGCGAGTCGAGATGCGTTTCTGCCTGAGTGCCCGAGTCGGCAAACGCGACCGCGAAGCGTCGGTGCCCGTACGCGGCTGCCCAGAGCGGGAGGATCAGGAATACCCATGTGCTCTTGCCGCACTCGCGCGGGGCAATGACAAAGTCACGCTCAGCGGCAGGCTCAGGGTTAGTTCCCGCTACCCACCCGGCAGCCATATCCACTAGCGCGGTATGCAGTCCAGCAAACGTAATGTCCCCGGCAGCGTTACGAATGTGATGGGGAAGATACGTGACAGCAAACGCGATCGGATCGTCAATGCAAGCTAGCCGACGTTCGTTCCGCGCCGTTGTCACGTACGTGTCATTCAAGGTCTCATCTTCCTGGTGATCCGGCAGCGTGACGCCATCTGCACTTCACGCAACGACGGTCGATGTACAACGGACCGCCCGGTACGCGCGAACTACGCCCGAACTCCGCGCCGCTACAGAGAACCCCACAGTTCCAGCACGTCAGCGCTAGGAGAGTCCTCGCGCCGAGTTTCACCATGGGCTGTTGACGTACGCCGTTCACGGCTTCGGGTTCGCTGTCTTCCCTCGGTTGCGGTACGAGCGCGCACACACGCGAGCTTGTTCCGCACCCACCCGGTCACCCTTCGCGGCACGGATGCGCGCGATACGGAACCACGCCCGCATTATATCGCCTGTCGTGACAGCCCGCGTCGTCACGAGATCCTGAACTCTTCCACGACAATGGCTAGTGCTTCGACTAGCGTGTCAGCGATCCCGAGCGACTGAGCCTTAACCCAATATCCCATCTCTTCGTCGGACTCGTCCGCTTCGGCCTGCTCCACTACGGCGAGCCCTGCCATGTACTCGCCATCCTTCCACTGAATCGTCAGCGCTGTGTACTGAGTACCCTTGTTCTGCTCAGCCATCCAGCCGGCTATGCGGTTGAACAGTTCGCCCGGACTCCTGTCGTTCCCCATCATTTCTCCCCTGGCTCTCCGATTTGCCAATCTTCGATGACAAAGCTCAACCCTTCGTACGGGTTGACGTGCGCACGCTCCCTGTGTTGACACGTACATGACAACGGGTAAAGGCACGAGCGCGGGTCGTGCTGCTCGCGGCACGGCTGACAGATCACAGCATCCCCGCGTCTTTCAGCGCGCGGCGCGCAACGATCTTGACTTCCCAGCGAAGCCACGTCCGGTACGGGATGCCCTGCCCCGCCAGCCAGCCCACGAGCAGCCCGCCCGGTCCGCCAGCCCGCCAGCCAACCACGCTCCATGCCAGCGTCCACACTGCCCACTGGTACGCCGCGAAACGGGCCGTACGGCGCTCTCCCGGACTCCGGTACTTCCTAGCCATCCCGCTCACCCCCCCGCTCCCTGAGCCGTCTCACGGGCCGTCCGGGCTGCCTCTCGGGCAGCGTCGATCCTGTCCTGTAGCTGGCTGTCCTCGACCTGAGATGTTGTCACGTGCGTGTCAATAACCACGGGCGCGTCAAGGCCGAACAACCGGGCACGTCGCTGCTGAACATCTAGAAGCAACGCCATCCACCGCTGCGCATCGGCTTCGCGTCCCTTCGCGGCGGCAGCCTCGTACTTGTCATGCAACGACTTCATGTATACGTCGAGCCGTTGCCCCTCCATCTCGCGAAGTTCCTCGCGGACCGGGGCGCGCTCATCCTCGATCAGCTCTTTGATCCAGTCGCGAACCGCGATGTGCGAGTACGGGCGCCCGGTCGCGGGGTTATCCGGAAGGTGCTGTGTGATCTCGCGTAGCGCAAGTCCCTTGAGCCTCAGGTTGTACGCAAGCTGGCGAAGCTCTTGCGATGCTGCGTCATTGTGTCGGGCGCGTGCCCTGACGACTGTTTTTCCCATTCCCGGCACGGTAACCCCCCAACGGTAGGCAACTTACGTGTCAACTTGTAAGACGGAGATCTTCGTTCAATGTACGCGACAGAACGAGTTTCAGGGTAGCCGCATTGAGTTTGTTTATCCCCGTGGTGGTGATTAGCTCACAGCGCTCGATCCCGTCCTTTCCCGTGCTGTAGTACCGGACCCCGTTCGCAACGCCGACAAGCGCTGCTCCCTCGAACGTCCAGCGTCCTCCGGTGCCTTCCCGCCACAGGGCATACCCGCGAGCCTGGATCGGGTGCATCCCCGGTGCGGGAGCCGGCCGACGGAAGCGGAGCGCCGTGGTTGCGATGACGCGACCGGGCCGACCCTGCGCCGTGGGTATCGTGCCGCGTGCGTACGTAACCCTGGTGAGCCAGCCACCCTCGGTCGCCACTCGTACCAGGGAAGCGCACGAACGCGGTACCTCGTGCGGCTCAGCGTCTCGCGCGGGTACCTCCGGACCGGGCCACTCGTCCCCGAACTTCCACTCAGGTTCGCGCGGAGCGTCACGCCACGCGCGAACCTCGGAGAGTTTCCAACGGACGCGGTACCCGGACAGCACGTGCCCCTCCGGGAAGCCGCTCGTTACGTACGAGTTCACGGTCTCCACGGTGGCCCGGTACGAGATGCCAAGTTCCCGTCCGATGCCCTCAAGGTCCAGCCACGCCGGGGGGAGGTCAACCGGTGCGTCTATCACGCCGAACGTCACGAGATCCCCATCTCAGCCGCGAGCTTGGTCAGTTCCTTCGTGAACGTCGCGGCGGCATCCTTGTTCTCCGCAACGTCAGGATGACACGTACGTATCAACGAGCGGTACCCCTTCGCGCCGAACTCACGGAGAAACCGCCGGATGCTGAACGAGTCCCCGGAGTCGGACATGCGCCCGTGATGTGCCATCTCTAGCTGGGACTGTAGCGTCGCGACTACCTGATCCCGTAGCCGTAGCTGTAGATCGAGGTTGGCAATCTGCGTACGCGCTCCCTGTAGCTGCTGCCGGAGAGCCTCGATCCCGTCAGGGGTACGCACGCGCTCGTTAGGTGCGTCACTCTCTCCGACAGAACCGCCCGGCTTGAAGTCAATCTTCTCAGGCTCCCCCAGGGCAACGTTGAAATACCCCTGTACGAGATCCTGAACGTCTTTCTTGTAAATCGGCTTGATTCGCCAACATGCGGCAGGCTTCGGCATCCAGCTTCGAGAGTGAGCGGGGATGGCTGCCTTGAACTCGGTCAGGAAATCTTGATTGAACTCGACGCGGAGGAATAGCCACGTGCCGTTAGTGCGCCACCCTACCGTCATCGCGCCTATCCCCTCTCCATTAGGTACCCATTGACTCTAGCATGGCTGCCGCGCGGAGCGCCAGCCCGAACCCGGGACGCTGCCCACCACTCAGCGTAGCTAAATCCAAGATCCACAATCCTGTGGATAACTTCTGTGGACAAACCCTCAACCTAGGGTCGAGGGTGCAGGGTGCAGCAGGGTGCAGCTTCTCTACC